TATGCTGAAGACATGAACAACACCACGAACACCAACCTCACGACCATGACACCAGCACAGATCGACGAACTCTTGCTCGAACTGATGCGTGAAGAATCAAGCAATTCAATCGATCTCACTTATGCGATGTACAAAGCGACAGACTTGCATTGGTCAACTGATACCAGCGCAAGCGTTGTCATCTCATGCACAGTTCGTCGAGAGAACCGCTACGAAGATTCAGTGAAGTTCTTTGCTCTTCGCTCTGACTTCGATGCCGCACCTGAGACCACGACTGAATACCCGAACGGTCACGTCTCAGTCGGCAAGCGTGACTCGAATCGTTACTTGTTGAGCGACGCAGTTGCTTACCTTGCAGACAAGCAGATCAACGATGTCGATGCGGTCAAGATCGTTGCAAGTCAAGACACAACTGTCGACGGGCTTGCTGTCAAAGCAATCGTCGAGCGCAACGCTGAGATCAAGAACTTGATCAAAGCAATCGACGCAGAGTTCAACGCTCGCGGCGGTTGGTCACGTTACTTCCTCGTCACTTCGAGCACAGGTCATATTCACTCATCGCAGTCTTGTCACTCATGCAACAAGGGCAAGTACGCAACGTCGTTCGCTCTCGTTTACGCAATGAGCGACCTGAACGCTGAAGTCGCAGTCGAGTTGCTCGGCCCGTCACTCTGCTCAATCTGCTTCCCGAACGCACCCGTCGAAATGACAGAGCAGTCAAAGATCAGCGCATCGCTTGCGAGCGTGTACTTCGACAAGGGTCATGACGCTTTCGTCGCCGCAAAGAAGATCGCTGAAGAGAAAGCCGCAAAGCGTGCCGCCAAGAAAGCAGTCGCCTGCTGATCTTGAGCGACATACTCAAGCACTTGACCCGCTCGCTTGAGCGGGTCTTTTGCTTTGTGCGCTCTGTGACGCTCTGACGATCTTGACTCACAAAGAGTCGTGATCGAACTCAGAGTCGCTCAGAACGAAACCTCGTGCGCTCTCAGACAAGCACAGACTCAGGCAGATCAGCACTCATTCGACGTGCAGAACCACCGATCGAGTAGCCACGTAACTTGCCTTCTTTGACAAGATTCCACGACCACTCTTCCCAAACAACACCCATGAACGGGGTGTTCGCAGGGAACTGATACTTCGTCACGCCTTGATTCGGAACTGTCAAGTCTGCTTCGACAGCGAACGGCACAGTCATGATCTCAACCATCTCACCTGCGGGCTTGTCAGAGTGCTGAAGATAGATCGTGCGATCGCCTGATCGAACCCAATCCCACAAAGCCTTCTGCAACGTGTCTTCGTCAGTGAACTCACCGTGAGCATCTTCGACACCGGGTACGTACCAAGGTCCGAGCGTGTATCTCTGCTCGTTCGCTTTCGCAACGATGCCTGCTGACTTGTCGACGAGCAGTGCGATCTTCTCTTCGCTTGTGATCTCGTACGGTCGTGCGTGACCTCGATCTTCCATCTCGTCTTCGAGTAGATCGTGAAGACTCTTCAACGCTTGAGAAACAGTCGACACTTCGTGACACTTGTTGTGCCATGACACAAGATCGTTCAACGATGCCTGTACCAACTTGGTGCTTCTGAACCGTTCGATCTGTGCGAGTCGTTGATCTGCTTGATCACGTTCTGCGTAGCAACCGAACGAGCGACCTGTCTCGCTGAGTACGCAGAATTGACCGCCGACTTCTTGAACGACTCGCTGAACCATACTGCGAGTCCCACTACCGTCGCTAACAGGTTCACTGACAGAATCACTTTCAGAACTTTCATCAGACGTTTCATTGTTGTGCGAATCTCCCCCGTAAACGATCATCTCTGCTTCGTGAATCAATGCCATGACCATCGCACGCAAGTCTGCACGTGACGTGTTCAAGAGTCCAATATAGGCGTGAGTCAAGCACTCGACAGGGTTGTCGTAGTGCATATTCTTCTTCATGTTCTCAGGCATCATGTCTTCGACGTACATCTCTCGAACTGCTGTGATGACTTCCATGATCTTCACAAGAAGTTTGTCGGTCTTTGGCCCCATCTTGACTGCGGCACTGTAAGCCTCAAGAAGACTGTCGAGCGGGTCGTATCCGTCGCTGTCGTCGTCTTTCATCTCGTACCCGTACATCTTGTCTGCGTCCATTGTTTGTTCCAAGTTCTTTCGTGTTGATAGCGGGTGTCCCTCAGGCAGAATATCTGTGTCGAACGCACCGCTCTTGTACCTGCCTGTGCGTACTGCGAAGAGAAAGGCGTTCACTCGTGCGTACGCCCACTGATCTGAACTCGTGACAGTCGGTCTGACGCTCGACGGGTTCGTGTTGTATGCGCCAACACCACGCTCGAAGACTCGTTCAAGCATTGAAAGAGTGACACGCTTGCTTTGAGTATTCCCGAACTTCTCGTTGTGCTCGTCGACTTTGCGCTTCAATGCTGTCGAGACAGTCGCTGACACTTCTTTCTCGATCTGCTTCGACAGTTCGCCTTCTGCGATGAGTTGATCACGCTTGCGTTCTGCCCACAGTCTTGCTCGATCACGCTGTGCGCTACTGATGTCTCCACCCCATAAGAGCCACGCAACTTGACCTGCTGTCGGTCTGTCTTTCGTACCGTCGAGATATGCGCCAGCGTCAGGTGAACTCAGATCAGATTCGTGTCGTGCAAACCAAGCCGCCATGCGACGCACTTTCTCTGCTGTGATCGAGCCTGATGCCATGCTTCGAGCGTCACGAACTGTCTGTGCTTTGAGACCGTCGCCTGCGTATTCAAGCAACTTGAGTCCACGCTTTGCGTTGCTTGAGACGAACGAAGGGACTGCGACCATGCCTGCAGATTAGTTGATCATCACTGATCTACACAGCAGGTCAGTTGACAGTGTTGGGAAGAGTTCGTACTGCAACAGGAAGATTCAAGTCTTGAACTGTGAGAGTGACTTCAACTTTAGGGTCGTCGACTAAGAAGATGAAGTATTGAAGACTCGCAAGTGCTTGATGAATTACATCAGATGAATCAAAGACAAGTGCTTGATCAGGTAACGCAATCACGAGTTCGTTGCGTTGCTTTGTTTGCATGAAGAACTTGACATCTGAAAGCAAAGTCGGGTCAAGGTATGGTTCTGCAACGTAAGCAGTACGACCGTTGATCTTAATTGTCCACATCATGTTGTTCTGTTTCATTTAAACGAGAGCCAATGTTCCCAAGACGAATCTACGATATGCGCCGCTGATGCGAAACGGCGACAGCATTGTGTCATATCGAAACAGAGATTCCATTCCTCTAGGCAAAGTTTCATGGAAGGCTGACAGCCACTCTTGCTTTGCAGTCCCGTCTCTTCCACCGTACCAGCGACCCGCATACCAATCGCCATATTCATCTTCAATCGCAACTTCTGAAACATCGTAACTGCCGCCTGTTGCTTTCTTTAGACCAACAAGTTGCTCTTCTCCGTTTCTACTTTGTCGAGCAACGAACGCATCATTCGCTCGTGACAGTCTCGTCGTATGCGCTTCAGCGGCGTGAGTAAACTCGTGCAGAATTGTCGTATCAGGAGATCGTGTTGATGTTTGTATCAACTTTCTTGAAGTATTTTGCGATCCTCGTTTGGAGACAGTGACTGTATATCGTTCAAGATTAATGTTATCAACCCACTCTGCGGGTAGATCGACTGATGCTTTATCAATCGCTGATTCTATCTCAGCGACTGTAACTTCTTTAGAAGTACCTCTGTTCACTGCAGAGGGTTTCAACTTCTTTGACCCGAGCGTGGGTCTAACTTCTCGCAAAGCCTGTCGAATTGCTTTGACCTCTTTTGTATACGCTTCTTCAAGTTCCCGAGTTAGTTCTAGTATTTCGTCTTGAACTTTCTCAATCGCACTTCTAGTGCTCTCTGATCGAGATAAGTCTCTCAATGCTCTTGATATTGATGACGCTGACCCGTCAAAATTATCACCAAATATCGCTCGACGGTTGCCCACGTCAAGCCATCGCTCACGATACTCTGTCATGGCCCTCAGACGAAAGTTCCCTGAAGTGGGAAGATCTATTGTTGCAAGGAACTCACCGTTAGAGAAGTCATCTCTGATTCTCTGCGCTTGTTCATAATTAAATACTGCCAAGTCGCCAGAGTCATTGATAATGATTGCATCGTCGACCTCAAAGCCTGAATCTTGTAATGCTTGCTTCATTCTTGGGAACTCAACTTCGCTCTGAGTTTGTTGCAGTTCATTGCGTTGAGCGTAAGCACGTTCTCTTTGCGCTTCAATTTGTTTCGGTTGTCTGCCGCCTGATTCGCTTATTATTTCGTCAACTCTTTGATCAACACGACGACCTGCTTCTTCTATTGCGTCAACTGCTTGATCACCTGCAAGAGTTGGTCGTTGCTGTCTTGCACCAATTCTCTTCTGTAGTCCGGGTCTGCTGTCAACGAGTTCAATACCTCTATCAAAGTCTAACTCTTTGACAGAATCTCTGAGATCATCTAGTGAACTTGGTGTCAATGCTTGACCTGCACCAGATGATGCGGGCAAAGGTGCTTCGACTGCGGGTGCAACAGGTATCTCAACAGGCTTGACTTCGGGTGGCTTTGGTTTAGATCGTGGCTTTGGTGTTGGCTTCGGCGTAGATGTCGGCGTTGGTGTAACAACGTCTGAACCCGGCAACGGTGGGAAGTCATCAATGTTCGGCGGGCCTGAATCAACTTCAAGACGGAACGGGTCTGCTTGAGTACCTGTACCGATCGTCTTCGGCGGTTCTTTCGCAGTGTTGAGACGCATCGTGCAACGACAGTTCGGGTGCGCTGGCGGTGTCTTTACTTCACCGATACCTGTCGAGAACTTCCCCATCAACGGAACAGTCTTGCCTTGCAACTTCGAGCAGATCGGGCATACGTCCATCGGTGACGCACTCCACGTCTTCGTTGCTTTGTTCTTATCGATGAGACCCTTCTTCGATGCTTGTTCCCATGCTTGCTGACGACCCTCTTCTGCTGATCTGATGATCTCTGTGCGTGCGATCGTGCGTGCTCTTGCTTTGCGAAGTTTCTCTGCGTAAGCGTCAGTCTTCTTGCGTATCTCTTCAACTGCTTTCGTGCCTTCGATGCCACGTCGAGCGAGGTCTTCAGCGATATCGTTCGCTCGATTCCATACTGCTTTCTCGTACTGTCGTGTGAGTCCGTTGCAGTTCGCACCGATCTGAGTTGCTGTGATGCGACCGTACTCTGTGCCTGTGCCGATATCTTGCAAGATCGTTCGTAGTGCAGAACTTGTACCTGCTCGTGTTGCGCCTGCTGTCATTGTTTGCCCGACGACTTGACGCATCACTGCACGTTGTTCGTCTGCCATGTTCGTGATGAGTTGCCCTGATTCTGTGCGTGCATAGTTCAGAGCGTCTTGACTGTTCAGATCGAATCTAAATGATTGAGCGACCTGTGTCGGTGTCAGTGCGTCTGCTTTGCCGAACAGATACTTGAATTGTTCAGCGAGCATCTTCGAGAGATCGATTGCTTCTGCTGACCCTGTTGACGTGAGTTGTCTGAGAAGTATGTCTTCGATCTTTGGTTGTTCTTTCATCAGTGCTGTGTACACGATGTCTCTGTATTGCAGACCCTCTTTGTCGTCGAGCACTGACAGATACGCTCGATCAGGCACGTTGTCGAACGCTTGCAAGATCACTGCTTGCAGTTCGTCTTCAAGTCTTGTCAGTTGCTGAAGACCGACTGAACGATGAGATGGTGTTGTACTGACCTGCGTCTTGCGAACAAGTATCGCAGTCGTCTTGTTGACCTGTCTGCCGAAGATCGGCATGATCAGACTTCTTCAGCCTGACCTTGTGGCAAGCCTGCAATGCCTCGCAGATAGTTCTCAAGTTGCTGATCAGGGAACAGCGGTGCGCCTGCTTGAGCGAGCGACGTGACGAACTTGCTGAGTCCATCGAGATCGATGTTCTTCGGCGGTGTGTAAGTCAATGTCGGTGACAGTTCTTCAGGTACGCCGTTGAGTCGCATCAGTCTAGGGATTGCGTAAGAGTTGAACGTCTCAGCAATGTTCGAGAGATACGCAGTCAACGAAGTCAAGAACAGTTCGACCTTTGACACTGACAGTGCTTGAGTGCCGACACCCTCGTGACCGAGCAACAAGAAGTCAGCGAGCAGACTCATTGTGATGCGCTGGTCGTATCGAGTGATGATCTCGTTCGTGTCGAACTGACGACGACCACCCGTTGACATCAACTTCAGATCGTATGCAGGCATCTTCGTGTCAGGGTCATACGCAAGAGGGAAGACGATGCCTTCTTGTTCGTCACGCTTGATCTGACGCACGATCTGCTTGATCGCTTGCAGTGCCGCTTTCTCGTCTGATGTTGCGTTGTTCGACAGCAACTGCGGTGGCACGTAAGCAACGGGCATACCTGCGAGATCACGTTCGATACCGATTGCTTCGATCTCTTGAATACGACGCTTGTAGTACCAAGGCAAGAAAGCGTTACGAAGAACAGATCGACCTTGAGGGTCGTTCAACGCTGTAGTCGTGCGGAACAGCAAGCACTTGCTGATCGGCAAGAACACGAGACCCTTGCTCGGTGCATACGGGTCGAGTTGGTACATACCTTGTATGCCACCGTTCTCGTCTAAGTCCCATCGTTGCACTGTTGACTGCGATCTGATCGGCAACTTGCGCCAACCGATTCGACCGTCGCTGAACTTCGATTGCGTTGTAGCGTCGCCCGTGTAGCCACGTCGATACTTGTACACGATCTCGTGATATGAGAACCCGTAGACAAGGAACGTCAAGATCGATGCGAGCGTGTCGTCCCAAGAGGTGCTCATATCGTTGAGACACGTCGATACGAAAGCGGCTTCGTCGATCGCTCTCTGATCGTCAGGGTCAGACGGTTCGACTGACCAGTCGACTGATCGTACGATCATCTCGATTGCGTGCAACATTGCCCCGATCACGGGGTCGTTGTCTGCCATCTCTCGATAGTTTGCGAACGCTTGCTTGCCTTGAAGTTGACGCAAGAAGTCTGTCTTGACGATGCCGCCTGATTGAATCAGACCTGTAGAACCTACTTCGAGAAAGTCTTTTGACGACGGCTTCTCTTTGTTCACTCTTGTTGAGTTTGTAGTTCTGCCGTTGTGTTGCACTCTGCTCATGCTAGTCGTCACTCTGTCTCTCTCGTTGGTGCTAGAGCACTCATTGTGCGACCGTCGAATCTTTTGATCGCTACGGGCAGTCTGTTCGCAACGATGCCGATCTTCATTGTTGGTGCTACGACAGCGAGAAGATCATTGTCTGACTGATCGAAGTACCCTGCGTCGTTCAACGCTTGAGCAGTAGGGAAGACATCTGCGTGTCTGTGTTGTTCACGATCGATCAAGTGATCTTCTTTGCCACCGTAACTCATGACGATTCTGAAGTTGATAGGCATACGATCGATGTATCTGAGCATCATCGATATCTCTTTCGTGTACGCATAGAACAACACTTGTGGTGCTTTGCGTGCGATATATGTCCATCGATGAAAGTATTTCTCGTCGAAGAAGTCTCCTGCGTCGTGTATGCGTACTGCTTTGCCACCGTTCTTCACCCAAGTCTTGAGCCATATGTCTTCACTGTCGAACGGCAGATCGTGAGGCTTCAGCGTTGGTTTCATGCGCTTGTGCGTGACTTCGTTGATCATCTGTTCTTGCCATGTATCGCCCTCTAAGAGCACGTATTCAAGGTTCTGAACGTGTCGTGCTTTGACGTTGCTGAACGTGTACGTGCCGAACTTTGCGTAGCAGACTCGACCACAAGAGCCTGCGTGCGGGCAACAGTTGAATCGTTCACCGTTCGTGAGCGTGACTACGTGTGCAGGGATAGTCCAGTTCCAGACTCCAACTCTTCTGAGTTCGCTGTTCTGAGTGAGTAGTCGTGCAGGTGCTGTGTTCATGAGACCTTCCAAGGTGAAGTCTGCGAGATTGAGATTGGTACGACAGCAGGTGCAGAACGACTGCCATCAATCATGAGTTCTGTGAACGCCCATACCATAGCGTCGAGTCTGTCAGGTGAGATTGACACGTCAGGTATCCACCCGCAGAGTTGATCTTCGAGTTGTGGAAGATATCCGACGTGGTGAATCTTGCCTTGCTCGTAGAGAGCCGCAATCGGTTCTGCTCGTGTGCGCTTTCCCCGTGATGCGTGAACGAGTTTCACAGGTGCATGACGATCGACAGTTGCGAGCGTGTGTCGAACCATGTCACCGCCTTGATTAGATTCAGCGACGATACGGTCTGCTTTGTAGTGATGATACGCAGAGACTGCCGCTCTGCCCCATTCGTCGGGTGAACCACGCATTGTCTTGTCGTCGAGTACATAGCCGTGACCGTCTAGCCCAACTCCTGCGACGATGATGCCTGTCTCGTTGCTTTCAGATCGTGACGTGACAGCAGGGTCGACAGCGACGACGATGCGCTTCATGTCAACGTGCTTGATCACACGATGCTGATCGAGCGTGATGCGTTGCCACAGTGCGCCTTCTACGTCTTCAAGAACTTCAGCGTGTAACTCTTGACGACCGAGTGTTGTGCCTTCGTATCGTCGTCTCATCTCATCAATGAACGCTGGTGCAAGATTCTTCACGTTCTCGTACGTCGAACCTCGTGTCACGACGACTGAACCGTCGTCGATCTTCAGCAAGTCTTTGATCACAGGCACAGGTCGAGGGGTCGTTGTGACAACGCAACGTGGATACGCACCGATTCGCAGACCGAACATCAACTGATCCCAAGCGTCTTTGTATCTCCACGCCGCTAACTCGTCAGACCATGCGAAGTCGTGGTTTGGGCCTCGTAAGCGATCAGGTTCGTCAGCACTGTACGTCGATGCTTGAGCACCGTTGTGAAAGGTCAGTCGACGCTTTGATGGTTCGTATCGTGGTCGTTGATCAGCAGGGAATACTCGAAGTAAGCCTGACTCACCCTCAATCATTGTGTCTCGAACGTCTGACGCTGTTCGCCCTACGATCGCACCATGCTTGATCAGACCCAAGTTGACTTGTTCTCTGAACGTCTCTGCACCAGTTCGAGTCTTGCCAAAGCCACGACCTGCTTGAATCAGCCACACTCTCCAGTGACCCTCAGGTGTCTTCTGCTTCGGTCGTCGCCAGACAGACCAGTCGTACAGCATCTGCTTCTGCTGTTCAGGTGTCAGATCGTTGATCACAGCGAGCAACTGATCTTGACTCAGACTTGCGAGTTGCTCTGCGACACTTCGTTCGTCAATCACCATTGTGCGCCATGCTCTGCCATTATTCGCCGCTCAGTGCCGCTGAACCGCTGTCGTCTGCTATCTCGACAAAGTGTGTATCAATGATGTCGCTGTCGCTCTGAGGCGAACCTAGCGTGGTCTCAGAAGACGCAGAGAGTGCGTGCAGTCTGTCGATCAGCACCTGACCGAGATCAGTCTGAATCGCACCACCGTCTTGACCAGTGACTTCGATCGTCTTCGTAGCATCAAGACCCCACAACTCAGCACGTCTCTTCTCAATAGCGATCACGTTGCGTACTTGATCGAGATCACCATTGAGCACAGCCTGCAAGCATCGAGTGACCATCATGTCGAGACGCTCGCTCTGAATGAACCGCTGTTCCATGACAGGCTCGAACTCAGCACGATCAAGACAAGCCTTCACTGCTTTGCGAGCACCGCTTCGATCGAAGTAGCCCATCTGTTCTGCGATCTGATCGTACGATGCGCCGAGATTGCGTAAGCGCAAGGCTTTCTGTTGTTTCTGTATGACTTCGACGTTCATGCGATTCACGGTGTTTGTGTCCTGCTTCGTGTGTCCTGTTTTGTGGTCTGTTGTTGATGGTAGCAGGTGTCCACCTATTGTTGTGCGCTTATGAGTATCCTGTGTTGTTAGTGCGTGACGATGATCTTGTGTTGTTCAATACTCCGCCGCCGGGTTCGTGGGTGAGTGAGAGTCGATGTATCGGTGTTGAGTCGTCTGTGTTCTTCCCGAAGGCGGGTTCACGACCGACTGAGGCGATTCTGATCTGTTCGCAGTGTGCTGTTCGTGTTGAGTGTGCTGAGTATGCGCTTGAGAACAACCAGCATTGGGGTGTATGGGGTGGATTGACTGAGCGTCAACGCTTTGCTGTGAAGAAGTTTCGTCGATCGGGTGTTGTTCACCCTCTTGACCCTGTGCGCTTTGATAAACCTTGAAGGTTTATTCGGCGTAGTTGTAGTCGTAGTTGTGTTCGTCAAGTTTGTTTAGACGGATTCGCTTGTTGCGTAATGCACCGATGTGGTGTCGTGCGGCGGCAAGAGTTGTGAAGGCGTACGCTTCGATCTGTGAGTCGACGCTTGTCTTGTGTACTGCAAGCCATGCTGATGACTTTGCTGTTGAGCGTGTGACTTGCCAGTAGTGCTGAGTCTTCATACATCTCACTGTATCAGCGTGAAGTCGTTAGCCGTTGTCAGTTGTTTGTTTCTCGGTACGCAATGTTCTTGAGTCGTCGTGCTTCGTTGCAGTCGTCGTGCTGTAGTTCGCAGTAGCAGTCGTAATACGGGAACTGTGTCAGGCAGGTGTTGCAGACAGTCACGAACTGGTGATACGTGAATCCTGTGGGTCGTATCGCATCGCAACAGTCATACGATTCTGTGTATCGAGTCATCTCTTTTCTCCTTCGTTCAAGTATTGAAGAGTGATTGCGATTCGTTCACGAGCAAGCGAGACAGAACCTCGTGCAAGATCAGCGTCGAGTTCTTGAAGTATCTCAGCGAGCAGACGAGCACTCACGTTCGGCTTGTACGCTTCAGTCTCTCGACCGTTGACATACTTTGGCAGAATGTACACCTGACTGCGTGAGCGTCGTTCAGTGAGTCGACAGATATATCCCTGCTTGTGCAGTGTTGAGAGCACGCCTGAGATTGCACCGTGATGCAGATCAAGTTCTGCACCGAGTTCATTCCATGTTGCGCCGTGTCGCCAGTGACGATCAAGAGCGTTGAGAACGTCTTGTTGACGCTTCGACGTTGTACCGTCTCCGTCTTGACGCTCTGCACGTTCACGACTCGTTGTTGAACCCGACCACCCTGAAGTGTTTGCGTACGGCGTGACAGGCTCTGTGATCTCAGCGAGATAGTCGAAGAGTGTGAAACTGTCGCCGCTCATAGATCGTTCTCAGTCGTCTCGACAAAACCGTCAGGGAACGGGTCGTACCCTTCTTCTTCGAGTAGTTCAGCGATGAGATCAAGACATTCACCATCGTTGAAGTGTTCGCCTTCGAGTCTCATGATCTTGATGATCTTGTCAACGAGTTCGTCTTTCAAGGCTTTCTCCTCTTGCTGTTGCACTGTCGGTCGATCAGTAAAGATCACGAGAGTCTCTGAGTCTCGTTCTAACGGGTCGCCTGCGGGCCATTCTGCTGTCATCGGTATCTCGTTGACAACGTACGTGAGACCGTCAATGACGATCGTCTTGCTTCGTTCAGTTGACATCGAGAGCCACGCTTGCGAAGTATTCGAGTTGAGCGTCTTGCAGTTGTTGAATCTTGTCGAGACGTTCACAGATCATTCGACTCAAGTGTTGAGCGTAGCCTTGATCTTGAGTCTGATCAGCGACGTACTGCTTCTTCGTCAGAAGAGTGATCTCGTCGATCATGTCTTCGATCTGATCGTTGATCAATTCTGTGTTCATAATCAGTTGCCCGCTTTCATAGTGAAAGTCATTGAAGATGATTCGCCAATGAGATACCTGTTCGCTTTGACTTCTTGTCGACGTTCACGACACTCAGCGCACCAGCACTGACGAACTGATCGACCGCTGTCGCTAGTCAAGCAGAGCGACTTCAAGCAGTATTGACCGCAGTTGCAGAATGACTTGCTCATCTCATGCACCGACTTTCATTGCGACGAGTGCTTCCATCTGATCGAGTGTGAGTTCGACAGTGAATCGAGGTGCGCTGTGCTGATGATCGTAACGTGCGCTCACAGGGCGAACACCAAAGACTTCAGTCAGTTTGCTCACGATTGATTCACTGCTCACGTACTCGCTGTTGCTTGAATCGATCATGACCCCGAACAAGTTGTTGATGCGAGCGATGTTGGATTCTTTTGCTTCGTTGTTATTGCGGAATCGGTTTGCGATTGCGCCGATTCTGCCCGACTCACGAAGTTTGCTGATCTCTAAGTTGTACTCAGCATCGCTCAGGGTGTAAGTACCGTCAGCGTTGAACGTGACTTTCTTGCAGACGAACTGATTGACAGTGCGTGTCAGGTTCTTGTTGTTGTAAACAGTGCGAGCAACTTTGACTTCAGAAGTCGTGATTGCTGTTGGCATGAAGATCGCTGATGCGTACTTCTCTTTGGATTGAACTGTGCAGAACCCGTCGTAGTTACCTTCGACGATTGAGTGATTCATGAGCAAGTTGCGGGCTTCGGTGATGTTCATTTCGGTTCTCCTGTTTGTGTTGATGTCGTGTTGACATAAGAGATCGTATAAGCAGAGTTATACAAGCGTCAACGTTATCGAGAAGATTCTGCAAAATATATGCCTCATCAGCGGTTTTGCAGAGAAAGAATTACGGGTTCTCTTCACGATTCACTTGATCGTGATACGCCTCGTGCGCTTCACAACGCACGCATCGACTCAATGGGTTGCGGTGGTAGTGATCGTATTCGTCGTGTTCTGTGTACACGAGATCGTCAGCGATCTTGCGCCAGCGTGCGACGAGTTCACGCAACTCTTCAACTGTCTGCGTGCTCTCGTTGTCTTCTGCGATCTCTGCTTCGAGTTGTCTGACGTAATCGTTCACAGTGTTCTCTTGCTCTTATCTGCTCGACGTTGAAACACGAGCACGTTGTCTCTGCGTTCAATGTCAACTTCTGCTTCGTCAGCAAGAAGGTCTGCGAGTTTCTCTTCTGCTTTGATCTTGTCGAGTAACGCACGAAGAACCCACGCAGGAATGTACAGAGTCATGTTGTCGTTCTCTTCGTCAGTAACGCCTCGTCTGAATCGTTCGAGAACTTCATAGTGATTCGCAAGTTCTTCTTCTGCGATCTCTCTTGCTTCAGCAACGATCTTTGTCATGTCACGCATTGTCATCTGCTTTCAAGTCTTGTGATCGTCGTGCTTCAGCAACAGCATCGTCGAGCAAGCCCCAACCAAGAATGTTGAGATTACGACTCAGACGCTTCCACGACATTGATGAACTAACCAACTCGAATACTTCGTCTGTGTCTTCGTCGCTGTGCATATGATCATCGTCGTCTTGTTGAGTGAGCCATTCGCACGCAACTTCTGATCGAGTGAAGATCACGCCTTGCCACTTGAATCGTTCACGCATCACTGCGAGCATCATTGTCGCTTCGAGTTCTGTGATCGTCTGTGCGACTTCAATCAGTGACTCTCGTCGTTCTGTGTATGTGGTCATCTTGTTTCTCCTGTTGCGATAAATAGTGCTGATAGTGCAACGATGCACAGATCGTTGAATCTTTGTGCTGTCAAAGTGTCGCTCGTGTTGGGCAACGGGTCGTCGGGATTGAACGTGCTTTCATACGCAGTTGGTTGATGCCCGAATCGATCGTGTAGATCAGCGTCGATCTCGAACTGTTCTGACTCGTGATCAGGGTGTCGTTCAATCCATTCTGCTTTTGCTTTGAGTCGTGCTGTGAGATCGTTGACGTATTCAGTCAGACGATTCACGCTGTCGTTCAGGCTATTCATCGTCAGTGCTTCGTTCTGCGAATACTGCGTCGACATCTTCCTTGACGGGCGCATACGGGCCTTTGAGTCGAACAACAGTTGCACAGAGATCAACACCTTCGTCGAGATATGCGAACTCCCATTCTTCAAGCGGTAGCCCATCGTGCGTGTCGCAGACGGGCAGTGAGCAGAATCCTGCTTCGATGCCTTTGTTGAGCCAGCGCACGAACTTGTCGTGATTCTTTTCAGTCATTGCTTGTCTCCTGTTTCGTGGGTCTTCCCCGTTGTTTGGTGCTCGGTCTGCGTAGTACGCCTCGTCTGAAGACGTATCCTTCTGAATACAGTCTCTCTCGATACGCCGCTTGACGCTGACGCTGTTTCTCTTTGCAGAGATCGCATCGACAACGATCACGAGAGTTGTATCTTGCTGTCGTGCCGTGTTCGGGTAATGGCTTGAGTCGATTCACCAGTTCTTCTCCTCGCATACTTGACACCATGATCGCACAAGGGTGTGAGCAAGTTGTTCAGAGAACAGACCGTCGATCTCTGCGAGCGTCGTGATTCGTTCTTGACCCTTGACGACTCGTGACTTGATGATCTTGAATGAGTACAGATCGTTGTTGAGTGTCACGATCACTTGAGCGATTGCGTGATATGCGCCGATCTTGAATGTCAGACCGATCTTGTTGTCGATCTCGATGATCGCATAGTTGCGTATGCCTAACTCAAAGCGTGCAGGTCGCAGGTGAGCGATCGCTTGCTGTGCGTCGAAGTCTGTGTCGAGTGCTTCCATCAGAGAGCCTCTGACCGTGATACAGCGTCACTAGCGAGCAGGCTTGCTTGTGCTTCAAGTGATCGTGACAGAGTTTCGAGTGTCAGCCAATCTTCTGTTGCGATTGCTTCTTCAATCATTCTCAAGAATGAGCGTGAGTTCTTCACGCACAGTCGCATATCAGTCTTCGTCGTGGGTTTGTATGTCGTGCTCATTGCTTGTCTCCTGTTGTGTTGTCTTGTGATTCTGCACACTCTCCGCACCATTCGCAAGGAACGGGGGCGAAGAAGTTTGCGAGTGCTTTTGTCGGGTGTGCGATTGCTGTTCCGTGTTCTTCACAGATCGAGTACCACTTGAGTGTGCCTTCACAGTCGTCGACGTTCAAGTCTTGTGCTGACATGACTGACACGAGTGTCTTCGTCTGACGTGCTCGTCGAGTTGTCGAAGTGCTCACGAGTTGCCACCGATGCGCTTTGCTCGTGCTTCCATCTTCATCTCGATCATTCGGATATCTCTGAGTGCGATTCGCAAGTCTTCTTTGTAAGACTCTCGCTCGTCTTTGGGCAGTCTTTCTTCGAGCACTTCGTTGATGTACTCGACTTCACGATTCATGTCGTGAAGTCTGCCCTCGTCGAGAGCCTGACACTTGATCATCATTGCTAGAAGATCAGCGGGAATCGTTGTTGAAGTGCTCATGAGTTCTCTCCTGCGGTGTTGTGCTTTGCGACTTTTGCGATATGACTCTTGCGGTTGTTGCTCTTTGTTTCGATGACGTGACCGCATGAGCAGTACGTGCGCCATGCGACTGTCTTTGTCTTCTTCATCGTCTTGAAGTTCATGTCGAGCACTCGATCTGATGAGTGCTTCACTGTTGCGTCGTGCGTTGTGGTGTTCATCATCAGACCATCACGTCTTCTGCGTTCAGACGATCAGCGATAATCTTGCACTCTTTGTTGCTCTTTGCGTTATGAGCCTGAAAGCCTGTCGCTGAGTCAACAACAATCCACCAAGTCGTCTTGATCTCATGAAACCAGCCACCATGAATAGTTCGTTCCATAAAGCGTCGATGAAGTTGATCGCACAATGGGTGCTCGCATGGCGAATACTCGATGTCTTTCACTACTGTGTATCGTTTGTTGTTGTTCATGTCTCCCATCGTATAAGCAGAGTTGTACAAGCGTCAACGTTATCTGCAAGATTCTCAAAAGAATGTCGGTGATCAGCGGTTATGCGCTCAAAATACTTGACAGCACACTGAGTCGACGCAGGTTTTGAGATTCTGTGTTCACGACGAATCATGCGATCTGTCAGAGAGCCGAGCAGGTGACGCAACCTCAGCAGACTGAGAGCGATCTGTGAGCAGTCGTCACAGAGTCTTGCGTTCAATCTTTCGCATCTTCGGTGCAGTCTTCGTGAGATCGTCGTAGTCGTCTCGACGTATCAGACCAAGGTTCTTGAACGATCTGTAGTCGACGTGATGATGCCAGCGTTGAAACTTCCAGACGACAGTTGCGACATCGGGGTGCATACGTGCAAGCATCTTCGACTTCGGCAGAGTTCCCTCTGATGCGTAGAACGCTTCAGTGTTCCCACCTTTGAGTGTCGACGTGCGAACTTTGTCTTGCAGGAACGCATTGAATTGCACCGTACACCAACCTGCTTTCAACATTGTGAGCGACAAGTCTGTGTCTTCGTTGTATCGACCACGCCAACGAAACGGAAGATCATTGCGAATCAGATTGCATGAGTAGATACGAGTGTTCGTGATGAACGGTGGCAACTTCTGCCTTGCTTTTGCGAACATCGAATAGTTCGGCCCTGCCATACCAATGTTTGTGTATCGAAGAACGAACTCTTCCATCATGTTGAACATCATTCCATCACCGACGACGATCTTCTTGTTGTCGTGCAGTCGAGTGAACGACTGAATGTTGTCGTCCATGACCCAATGCCATTCGTAACCTTGATCGATTGAGTGTTCCCAAATGAAGTTGCGTGCTGGCCCCGGACCTTTTGACTTGCCGACGAGCAGTTCAAGTTCTTCAGGTGATTCGCAAGTGTCGTACTCGTCTTGATACTTCTTGTCGAGTATCAACAACTTGTGCTTCGGGAACTCGCTTGCGTACGCCTTGTATTGTTGCTCTTCGATCACAAGAAGATACGGCACGTTCATACGATCGAGTGCTCGTGGTGTCAACGCTGTGTCAGCACGACTCTTCGACGGTATATACAACGGGAATCGTGGCAGTGCTTTACTGATCGTCTGCGACATATTGTTCCTGTCGACTTGTTGTCTTGTTCGGGTTCTCTTGTGGATACCACATCGAACGCTTCTTCGGTCGCTTGATCGTCTCGAAGAACAGATCAGCATCTGCTTCAGTTGCGAAGTGAACGATCGCCTTGAACGCTGACTCTGTGTCGTCTTGCTTGAAGTCGGGCATAGCGTTCCACTCTGCTTGAGCGTCTGTCAAGCCTTGTGACTGTGCGTCGACGATTCGAGCGAGCAGATCGAAAGTATCCTTATCAAAACCTGAACCCTCTAGGCCGGTCTCGTGTTCTGTGAGTCGTAGCAGTTCGACAAGTAGTTCGTCGTCGTATGACGCAAGATCGTTCGAGCGGTTGTCGACAAGCAACATTCGTCGTGCTTCAGCATCGTCGATGTCAACCCAAAGTACAGGCAGTTCTTTGAGACCAAGAGCGACTGCCGCCTGATAGCGATGATTGCCGACGATGATATGCCGTGTTGACTTTTGTGCGACGATCGCACCGTAGAACCCGTTGACTCTGATTGATTCAATCAGTCGGTCGAGATTGCCTCGTCGAGCGTTGTCAGGGTGCAGTTCGAGTGCTGATACTTTGACGAGTTCGTAGTTGCTAGGTAGCAGATTCATTCTGCACCATCTTTGCGATGAATCTCATTCCAAATAGTTTGGTTTGTGATACCGAGAGCGTTAGCGATCACACGTTGTGACACGTTGTCGTTGCGCCAAATATCCCTGATTAGTGCTCGTCTTTCATTGTTGAGATTGATGATCTCTTGTTCGAGTTCACGCATCTTCAACGTGATGTCACGTGCTTCAGATAGTCGGGTTGTTGTTTGTTCCATGTTCATACTCCTGTGGCTCTTACGTTCGCACAGATTGTGCGTAACGCATCTAGGCGTGATCGTGATGCGATCAGGCTTTGTTGTGTTGCTTTCTCTCTACCTTCGAGAATCTTCCAGAGTTTGTAATCTTCGCTTGCTCTGAGATGAGCGTGCGCTTCTTTTGTTGCTACTGGTGTCTTCTCTGTTTGTTCGATCATTGCTCGTGCGTGTTTGTACTTGTACGAGGATTCTGCTTCTGCTCGATCGTTCGATACTTCTGTGAGAATCTCGATGTCTTCTTCCATTCGTCGACAGACTCTGAGCATCTCATTCTCAAGGTCAACGTGAGTCAGTGTTGCTGTACTCATGACAACTCTGTGATCATGAGACGCATACCGTCTCTGCCAACGATGTCAACTGTGAAGAAGATGATCGAGTCAAGATGTTGTGGGTTGTCATCAGGTATCACGCCTGCGTCAACGATGCCATCGATCGCCGCTTTGACTGTTGGATAGCACGCACCCACGTCAGGTCTCCATCTCTTGTTCACTGCTAACGGTGTGACCGCAATCGAGACACGAGCGAGTCGAGGTATCTGTGCTTGCTTTGTCAACATGAACCATCTCTCTCTTGTCTCCTTCACGATCTTTGCTCGCTTGTGGTAGTGCCAC